GAAGATAATTATCGTGTAATGCCTGGAGATTCGCAAAAATGAAAACCACAATAGAAGTTGATTTAGATAATGCTCTTTTATTTGAATTGTTTATGTTAGCGCATGAAAGAGATATCACGTTTAATCAGCTAGTTGAAAATATATTGAGAGAATTTTTGGAGAGTCATAAATGAAAGTTTACATAAGTAAATATCGTTATCATTGGATATCACCATATCATATCCTAGAGTTTGTTTGTTTTTGGGAAAAAGATAATGATGTGTTTTATAACCATGAAGAAAAACCTGGTAACAAATATGATAAGTGGGTCAATCGTTTAGACCCTATTTGCAAAGCATTACATAAGTTTTTAGACTTTGTTCATCCCAAAATTGACTATGTGAAGATTGATAAATGGGATACTTGGGGTATGGATCATACTCTTGGTATAATTGCTTTGCCAATGTTGAAACAATTGCAAGCAAGCAAACACGGCTCACCTGGTGTAGATGATGAAGATGTACCTGAGGGACTTAATCTTCGTTCAACAGAAGCGCCACCAAAAGAGAATGAGTGGGATACTGATGCGAACTGGTTCAAGAGATGGGATTGGGTTATGGCTGAAATGATTTTTGCATTTGAACATCACGTTGATAACAAATGGGAAGAAGCATATTCTAAAGGCAAATGGTCAACAAGAAGTGAAGCTTGTGAGTGGGATGAAAACGGCAAAGCGAAGATGTATAAAATGGTGAATAATGATGACCACACACATGAAACTGATTATGAAGCTTTAAAGATTGTACATGAGAGAATCAGAAATGGTTTCAAATTATTTGGTAAATATTATCAGAACCTATGGGACTAATTTGGAGAAGATGGGCTAAAGCGATAGGTAACAAGTCCGGAGATTCAGATAAAGAGGCAGATATCATTGCCACAATTCGTACAGTCATTTTATTGATATATGTTATTACAAATTTTGTAATCATTGCTGGAGTTTTAAGGCACTGGAATGACTAAATAACTATACTACCACAACACACACAATGGTAGTATAACACACACAGGAGAAAACTATGTCAAATATGACACCTTTTGAAATTCGTCTTGAGCTATTAAAAATGGCAAAAGACATGCTATATGATGAGTACTTCGGTACAAGAGAATGCATTTCCAATAACTGGCAAATGCAATGCGAAACAGCTAGACACAACGGTGGAACACCACCTGAGCATCCTGGCTTTCCACAAATCCCCTCAGAATCAGATATCATTACTAAAGCACATGCTCTAAACGGCTTTGTGTCTAACGTAACTGCTTCAGAACCACCAAAAGTTCAGAAGAAAACTTCTTAATTGGGGATGAGGGACTTCGGTCCCTCCAAACACACACAAGGAGAAAGATGAAAAGTAAACCAATACTTTTAAGTTTAATATTTGCAACAATAATTTTAACTTTATCGTTTGTTAATGTTGACACACATAATATATTTCCAATCAAAACCACATACAATGCACTTACGGCAGATACTAAAAAACAGGTAACTTGCCTTGCTGAGAATATCTATTTCGAAGCAGGACATGAACCGAAAGAAGGTAAAGCAGCTGTAGCATTTGTAACATTCAACCGCATACGATCAGGTAACTATGGTAATTCTGTATGTGAGGTTGTTCAACAGAAAACAAATGGCACATGCCAATTTTCTTGGTATTGTGACACCACATTTACCTCTAAACGCTTGACAATCAAGCACACTCCATTGTATAATGAGATTCTACAGTTATCAACTGACATGTATTTAAATTTTGAAAGAATCAAAGATGTAACAAATGGAGCAACGTATTATCATGCTGATTATGTGAGTCCTGGTTGGACAAAACTAAACAAGGAGACGCAAATTGGCAGGCATATTTTCTACAAGAGCAAAGGTGATAAAATTGATAGAACCAAAGGAATATAAAGTGAACAAAGACTTAATCACAATCAGCATATCAGTAGTAATTGTATTATGTACAGCAATTATTGGTACAATCATTTATAATTTAAATGATAGAAATAACATGGCAAGAAACATTGAGGCTGCAATTACCAAAGGTGTCGATCCATTATCGGTAAAGTGTGCATATGAAACGAATGTAAATTCAGTTTGTATTGCATATTCAATGGCAAAGAAATAATTTAAGGAGTATATTATGGCTGTTCAGCAATTGAGTGTTAACCTTCTTTCGAATCCAGAAGATAGAAAGAAACTTTTAGGTGTTATTAGTGAGTGTTCTGATGCAATGACAAGAGCACAAGCAGAGAAAGATTTGATTAGAGAATCTATTTCTGATATTAGTAAAAAATTGGAAATCCCAAAACGTCTTGTCGCCAAGATGGTGAAGGTCTATTACAAACAAAACTACGATGAAGAAGTAGCTGTACATGACCAATTCGAAACTCTTTATGAAACTGTGGTGAAATAATGCCTAAATTTACTTTTATATGTGAACATGATGATGGTACAAAAAACACACACGAATGTGATGAAGTTTTTCTACCGAATGTTTTAGAAAACTTTGAAGCATTCTTGCGTGGTGCTACTTTTAATTTCAAAGGCAACTTAGATTTTTTTGATGATTCTGATACAGAATTGAATGAAGACTATGATGAGTTTGAAGAATATAACACAGCAGGGCATCAAGCGTTTGATACGATGGCATCTTCATTGATGAGTGCAAATCATACAGACACCATTGAACAGCCTACTCCTGGTAAGTGTGCAGTCTGTGGTTTACCAGAAGCGGTTATGAGGATCCATAAATGCTGGGATGAAAAATGCCCAATTCAGAGTAATCACACTCATGCCTACTAGAGATGAAATGGCAAAATTTGCCAGAGCTATTGATTTGATAGTTGCAGCTACAAACTACAACTATATTGAAGCCATTGTTGAGCATTGCAAGAATACCGGTCTTGAACTTGAAGTTGCAGCCACATTAGTGAATGCAAATCTAAAGGCAAAGATTGAGAACAATGCAATGGATAATAATATGTTGAAAGAAAAAGGTTCTAGATTACCAATATGACAGGTTATGAAACCTTTGGTTTATATCAGGCACTTAAACTACATTTCACACAAGAATCATACGACTTTTTTAAATACAATGGTAAAACAAATGTATCTGTAACTACATTTGAGAATCGTAAAGACAAATACCATTTCTATAAATTATCTCGTAGACTTGCACAGAAAGATGACATGGTTGATTTCATTGTTGCAAATCTAGTTGAAGATGAAAAGACTTGGGTAGGCTCTTTATTGATGCAAGAATCTGAAGTGAATTATCGTAAACACCAGAAGATAATCCAGTCAATGTCGTATACATTTGAAAATGATTGTAAACTTATTTTTGGTGATTGTATACTTAATCCAAATGAAGTATTGATAACTGATGGTGACTATCCAGTTCTTCTCAAAAAAGGGCTACAGAAATTGGTAAACATTGAGTCTGTGTGTCTATTAAACAATATGCTTGGGTTTGTACCAATGTGGTCTAAGAAGATTGCCGATACAATACATTGGCCAAACTATCGCATGAAGCTGCTCAAGTATTCCGCATTTATCCCCAAGGATGATGTAAAATACAAGTTGATATTGAAAAAGGTGTTGAATGAAAATTAAGAAGATTTATTTGGATATGGATGGTGTTCTCTGTGACTTTGATAAAAGGTTCAATGAACTGTTCGGTGATATTAATAACAAGTATCGTGACCGTAAACATTTTACCGAACACTGGCCAAAATTTATCGAAGCGGATAGTTTTAAAACACTTGATTTGTTTCCTGGTGCCGAAGAACTTTTGGCATTCGTTAAACAATTCCCCGAAATTAAAATTGAAATTCTAACTTCTTCTGGTGGTGAACGGTACCACAATGAAGTTAAGAAACAAAAGAAATATTGGTTGCGTAATCATTTAATTGATTATACAGCTAATGTAGTACCTGGTCGTTCACACAAGAAAGACTATGCTACACCCGAAACGATTTTAATT